ACAGTCATATCCATATTCCATTAAGTCGTCAATATTATTCGATCTTAATGCGTTCTGGACTTTCTTTTGGTTACGATTCTTTTCAGGCGATTTACGGCCAAAGTCACTATATCGATGTTCATCACGAGAAAATGTTTTGGTTCTTGTATTGCTCATTGGTCCTTTTCCGGTAGTAGTTTTGGGAATGCTTCTCTTACAACTTTTTCCGTGATTCCCTTATACGGAAGTTTCTTATCCTTGACAGCAATCAACAGCTTTGCATCTTCAGAGTCAATTGATTCAAGTAATTGAATAAACAATGCTTCTCTTCGAAGATTACTGAGATCAGGATTGCCACCTTCGAGGAATAGATAAAGACGACGCGCTTCATTGTAAAGCATGTTTTCATTGTCCAACACTTCACACTCAGTATATGGCGGTTCACCAGGAGGAAGCGCAAACTTAATATTTGGATCATAAGTATATTTCAAAAGTGTTTTGAGTAGCGTGTTCGGATCGTGTGAACGAAGAAATTCAACACGTTTCTTTTGTGTTTTAATTTTCGATGCATCCTTTAAAATTGTACTTACTGATGGAAGCTTCATTTAAAATTCTCCAATTTTTTCTGTTAGATTTTTTAGTTTGTTTGCAATAAAGTAATTGAACAAACGACTGCGATCACGATCTGATTGATCATGGTATTGCTTCACAATTTTTTCTTTAACGTCTTCAGGAATCATATCAAGGTCAATTAATGAACGATTGCGATGCCAATTGCGTAGTTGTTCAGCATCAAAAATATCTTCTGGATTAGCACCGTTTAGCAATTGTGTCATCCATTCTTTCAATTTTTTAGATGTGATTCTACGCTGTCGACCTTCTGAAATAAAGATATCATCCTCGCTCAAAAAGTTTGGCACACCATCACCTGCATCACCACGAATAATGTGTTCATATAGAAATTCAGTTGGCTTTTGATTTCTTAACCACCGCTTTCTTGTTGGATCATATTGATCAACGTTCATATACTTTTGTAATTGGACAAAATCTTTATCGCCCGAAATAATGAGAATAGGATCACCTCTAAGGAATGTGCCAAACTCAGAACAAAGAGTACCGATAATATCATCGGCCTCTGCACTTTCAACTTGAATAGTACGATAAGGAAAGTTATCTCGAATTTCATCACGAATCTTGTTCAACGACTGAAAAATATTATTCCAATCGAGATCAGATGAGTCACGATTCTTTTTACGATTTGCTTTGTAATAAGGGAAATAAGATTTACGCCAGTAATTCTTATCATCGCAGGCAATCACAAGATTGTCACCATATTCAGAACGAAATTTCACGATATTTGAACGAATAGTATTCAAAATCATGTGTCGTAACATATTTTCATCCATCACGATTTTATGACCACCTAATGAAATCATTAAGTTAGAAATCATTACCTGATTTAGATCTAAAATTATCATAATATAATTCTCAATTTGTATTTACAGTACTATTATACACTATATGCTTATTCAATGTCAAACGAAAACTCACCATCTTTTTTACCGTAAATCATTTGTGCAAAGTCCTGATAAGGATGTTCAATGCCCTCAACAGATAACAATAAAGAACGAATTGAATCATAAATTAACGATACGTGTGTAATGTATCGATCCTCCTCTAGTTCATAACCAATTTCATGTAACATATACATCAATTCCCCGACCATTTCACTTGTTACATTTTGAACTGCAGCTTCCGTTTGTTCACGCTGTGTTAAAGGTGGTTTGACACGTTTCAGTTCGTCACTGTTTTTCTTTTTGTTAGGAAATTGAACTACTTTACTCATGACTCGTATACAAATTCTTCAGATGGAATTGAACGATCGGTCACACTCTTTTGCAATGATTTCAAGAGACCTTCCCATTCCATAACTCTGGTACTCCACCCATAGTAAATATCCGTATAGGTTTTCATTGCATCAAGATTTGAAAACACACCCGGAGTGTTGTAATTTTCGACCACCGCGTCCAACATACCATAGAATACACCTGCGTGATGGCTCGGATCTTCATGCAACTGATACATCTTAGTCCAATTGGCAGATGTTTCAGGTAGTGCTGCATAATTTGAATGCACACAGATCAAACCTGCTGACATGGCTTCAATTAATGACAAGCAAGATGTCTCTGGCCAAATAGAAGGATACGCAAATACATGTGATTTAGTTAATGCTTCACGAACAACATCATTTGGCTGTGAACCATGATAAGTCATTTGATCGTGGTTTTGAATCTGATCAAACAACTGCTGATATTGTTCATCACGCTGTTTCCAACCATAAATCTCAAATGATGAAAATACATCAAGGTGAATGTTATCATACTTCTCTGCAAGTTTTTCAAAGACAGGAACAAGAAGATTCAAACCACGATGAGGTGTTGAAGTATAAATGAAGCGAAGTGTTTCTGATTCTTTTGGTTGAACCTCAATCGGGTCAATTGCATTACGAAGAACAACACACTTAGACCAAGGAATGCCATACGCTTGCATGTAACCTTGCATTTGCCAGTTTGATACAAAAACAAATTTATGAAACTGGTTCTGTTTGTTCTTATCTTTCAAAAATTCTGATTCAGGATCGCCTGGCAAATCATGGCACCAGAATACGCGAATTTTATCATCTTGCAAATCACGAACACGCGACGAAACAATTTGAAAATCTTTCAACAGATTAGAGTCAACACGATTTGCTAACTCCATCGTCATACGTTCAGTGCCACCCATCGAGTTTTCGTTTGTTTCATTACGAACAAATTCACCATCACGAATCTCAGCCATAATTATATCCACCACTCTTTTCTTCAATCAAGTTTTCATTTTTAACAGTCATTACAACACCACGATAACCTTTCCGTGATTCACGCCCAAAGGGCAGTAGTACTTCACTGTATTTGCCTGCGCCTTTTAGGATGTGTACATACTGATTCGAGTTTCTCAATTTAAATCTTTGATTCTTCATAATCTCTCCAAATTTTTACCACTTATTTTACCACCAACAAAACCATTATAATAATCCTCACTCAATAAAACTTCACGATCTAGCTGTTCTTTCATTTCGTAATAAGAGCACTGTGTTTTCGATTTACACAAATGCAGTACTTTTCTCTTGATTTTATTTTTTCCAATTATTTCAATATCACTCAATAGCTCTTTACTTGAACCATAATAATCTTTCCAATCAGATTCAACTTTCTTTTTCTTCTTTTTCTTTTTTACTTGATATGTTTTATTACGATGAAAGAATTTTTTACCTACATACTTACGACCATTTTCAGTATTCTCTAACAGATAAACCATACCGACATAGTCAACTACATCTTCAGATTCAAGAATCTTGTCGTTGTAGTACCAAGGATTAGAATAACTCATTCGGATCTATACGATGAGCTTCAATGCCGACTTCATCGAACATTGATTTTGTAGCGCGGAAACTATCCAACCAAACACTATCATCATAATTAATACTATATCCATAGAATACTTTTGTAACACCAACTTGAATTACGCCTTTAGCACATTCACTACAAACAGGCAATCCCCAAACATATAAGGTTGAACCATTTAACGAAATACCATTGTGACACGCATTATAAATGCAATTCTTTTCAGCGTGTACAACATATTTATACTTGTCTTCACGATTGTCTAATCGTTCATCACTATCATCAATACCAGCAGGAAAGCCATTATAGCCAGTTGAAAGAATACGACGATTCTCTCCAATCGCAACAGCGCCGATTTTTTTACTTGGATCTTTAGACCAAGTAGAGATTTCACGTGCTAACAACATGAATCTCTTATCCCATTTAGTTATTCCCATACCGTAATAAAGCCCATTCGTTTATATTCAGAATCTTCAACCATACCATCTTCTTTTTTATAACAAGGTTTCAAACCTTTCACTGAAGATGATAGATTTTTCCAATTTGGATTCAATCTTGGATGAATTTCAATCAAATGACCACCTATCATTTCAATGTTCAAATATTTGCATTTCAGTGAACGACAAATATCTGGCAAAGGCACCTCATCATCTACTTTACGCCACTCTTCCCATTTCCATAATGGGTCATCATCGTTTCGAATACCTTCAACACACAACACCTGTTCACCGTTTATATAATCAACCGACAAATGT